CTTGAGACGGCCCGTCTCGTCGTCCTTGACCACGCGCGGGAACACCAAGTTGAGGAAATCGTAGGCATTTTCCATGGTCACGGTTTTGCCGTCGATTTCCACATTCTCAAAACCAGCAAGCAACAGCAGAGCCGCTTTGATGGTCTTCTGGTGCAAGTCCTCGAACGTGAACTTCAAAGCGTTGGTTTCTTCCTCGGCGTCTTGAAGGGCCTTGGCCAGCGCCTGACGCTGGGCTTCTTGCACACTTGGTGCGGCATTCCCGCGAATGATGAACATCGCGGGCTTGTCATTTTCGACGAGGGGCAGGAGCGTCTCCGGATGGAGAATGGGGAAGGCCTTCCCAGTTTCGGCCTTCCCACGCGCGTCGAATTTTGAAAAGTCCATAGTTCTCCTTACGGCGCGGTCGTGCGCACGGATTCGTAGTTCTGACGGAAGCTGACGGTGAACCCCTTGTAGGTCTCCGTCGTGGCTTCATTCTCGGCGAGGTTTGAGGCGATGCCCGACATGTAGACGTGGGTGTTCGTCCCGGTAGGCTCGACCACGCGGACGCTGACTTCCGAGACGTAAGACGGGCCAGCGTAAGTGCGGAGGGCGATCTGGCCAGCGTCGGTCAGCTTTTCCTCGAACGCCATTTCGGACACACGGCCCATCGAAGCGCCCTTGTCGCCCTTGGTGATCCCTGTCGTCAGGTTTGGCACGTCGATCATCGCGGTTTCCCAAGCGGGGATCGGGGCGACGATGGGATTGGCCACGACCACCCACGTCAGGGCTTCAGAACCCGTCTTGTCGAAAGTGGCCGGGATACCCGCCGCCACCGATACGATCTTGCCGATATGGCTCGTCATTTGGATTTCCCTTCATCTTTCGGTTGATCGGCCTGCCGTTCCCAACCCTGATCGAGCCAAGCCTGCAGGTGTTCTTTCAGCGGGTTCGCTTCCGCCTTCTGCTCCGGATGCCAAACACGCACCCGGTCTTCTTTCTTCTGGGTCATGCTCAAACTCCTGTGTGAGCGAGATAATCAATGTGCACCGGGGTGCGCCAGTCGGGACCGTCGCGGTAACCCTGCTTAATTTCCGCTGGGGCAGTTACGAGGACTTCGTTGCCCATTCGCAGCCCATACGGAAATAAATCTTTGATTTTTTGGGCTTCCCTTACAGACGCGAGTTCGTCCTCGTCAGTTTCCGATACCAACGTGATTTGACACACACCCTCTGCCTTCTCGATGCCCCCACTGAGTGACCGATTGAAGCGCCGAACTGTCGTAACGTCGATAAGCAAATACGGTTTTTGCGGGTTCGTGTCAGAGTTCGGCGGCACTATCGACATGAACAGGAGCGCGTCGATAAGACGGCTCTTAAACTGTTCGTAGATTTGTTCGTCATTCATCGCCCGTTTACCTCAGCGGCGCGTATCGCCAAGAATTCCCTGAACCTTTTTGCAGCAGTAGTAACAAAGAGCCTGCCAGCTTGACGATACGTTCTACCCATTGAATCGGTACCACGAAAACCCAATTCGATCCTAAGACCATATTCGCTGTCGTACATAAACCTTATTATGTCACCCATTTGCAAATCGGTGGTAACAGCAAGATATGAAGTGGACCCTTTTAACCCCGAACCGCCGTTCTTCGATGAAACGAGACTCTCGCGTAATTCACTGGACAAAACCGGGATTTTACCTACAACGAAATTGCCGCCCGTGAATTTGGCACTGGTTTGGGGCGTTTGCATGGCTTCCGCCACGTCCCTTATCGCAAGCGCTGCAACTACACGCATGTTCCGAATGCCTTTCTTACGGAACACACCAAGTTGAGTACCAAAGTCCATCACTCTGCCATTCTAAGCCTGTACAGAAGGACAGTTCCCGCAGGATTGATTTCGTCGACGTGCTCAATACGCGCCCAAAATTTGATTTCTTCTTTCTGGTCTAGTCCAAATCCCACAGCAAGATGGTCGCCCTTAACAGGGATAGGCCCAGTTGGCGACACCAAAATCATACGTTGGGTCCTCTGAACCATCGCCATGGTGTCAAAAATCTTTTTGTTGACCGAAACGCACACAACTTCTTGGTAGTCAAACGTTCCTTCGTTCTTTTTGCGCAGCACCGAAAAATAAACAGCCGCGCCGGTAGCAAGAGCCGCCTTCACAAGCCCATCGTGAACTTGTTTTGCAATAGCGGCCCCACCCATTTATTCCAGTGACCCCACACTGAAAATCGCAACCCCACCTTTAGAAGGCATGTAGCGTCGCAGCATCGCCTCGATCCGAGTGCTTGTCGGAGAGGCATTCGCGAACGCTTCGGGGCTACCCGAATTGTCCACTGGCGTCCACTTGATCCCGTCAACCTCTGTCAAAACTGATTGCTGAGAGGGGGTGTAGACAGCAGAGAAAAAACCGGGTTGCCCCAGTTCATAAATCGCAGCTTCGTACGTGGCGAATTCGACTTCGGCCACGTCTTCCCCGTACTGGCTGTAAAAGTACGCCACGTAGGTGTATTTGATGTAATCTTGCGCCCGCAGAAGAGCCGCGTTAGCGTTCTCGTCTGTGGCGGAGGCTGGAGCGCTATTACCCCTCGCGGTGGCGTAAGCCCTCCAGCCTGCCAAAGTTCCGTAGCCCACGCTGGGTTACTTCTTCGCCGGGTCGGTGGCGGCCTTCTTGACGTCTTCGGCCTCGACCAGTTCCTCGGGCACGAGTTCGACCTTGCCAACGAGGAACGCCGGGACTTCTTCACCGTCTGCGACGTCGAACACGTGGCCGACCGGAATCATCTTGCCGTCTTCGTAAGCCTTGGGCTTGTTGACGCGGTACTTTGCCATGGCAGTCTCTCCCTTTCTTGGGAATGGAATGAACGAAAGCGACCGAGAGCCTTAGCCCCCGGTCGTGGCACTTCCTGGACCCTCGGTCTTACGAGGAGACGGCCAGACCCATCTGGTTCGCGGCGTCGTACTTCCACTGCAGAACAGCCGCAGCGATCACGGTGAAATCGTAATCGTCTTCGGGGTTCGCGCGGAACTTGACGCGCGTCGAAATCGGCATGCCGTTCTTGACTTCGACCACGCGGCGGTCCTTGATCAGGGCGGCGATCGTGTTCGCCGGGATCGAATCGGCAGGCACGATTTCCTTGACACCAGCGATTTCCATGATCCGCTGCAGGATGGTCTTCGGGTAGTTCGCCACGAACTCGGTCGAGGACGCGTAGAACCAGTCGGACCAGTTCAGATAGATCGTCGCCGGAACCTTGTAGTTGTCCGCGTGGAGCAGCTTCAAGGTAGCGATGATTTCCGCCATCCACTGCGCGCCGGTCGCGGCGTTCAGGGTAACGCCCGTGGCACGGGTGTTCCGGTTCGGGTGGTTCAGCATCCCATAAGAAGCCGCGCCGCCGACGACGATGCCCGAATAGCCGAACAAGGCCGCGTTTTCCAGCTTCTCCGCGATGCGGCGGTTGGCGTTGTCACGCGCCACCGAGTCGAGGCTGCCGAAGCCCTCGGTTTCCGCAGCGGCCATCTGCCGCCACGAATAGGTGAAGCCGGTATCGATGATCGGCAGCGGCGTCCCGACATAGTCGATCGTGGGCTGGTCGGTCCGGGCCTTCGAGCGACCGTCCATCGAAGTGTTGACCTCGCCGGAATCGCTGGCGGTCATGAAGTAGGTGACCAGCTTTCCGATCGCCATCGGGGACTGCGCAGCGGCGGCGATGTCGCTGAACACAGCCAGAACCGAACGTTGCAGCGTGATCGCTTCACGGTCCCATTCGCCCCAAACGTCCCTGGGGAGCGTCATAGCGTTGCCGACCAGCGCAGACGAGTTCACGAGACCATGGCGTTCGCCGATGGTCTCTTGGTGGGAGTTGAACAGGCGGCGGTTGTTGATAACCTGCGCCTGCTGTTGCGGGGTGTAACGAAGCATCTTGCCCTCCTTAAGCGGCGTTGTAGGAGTTGGCGATCTGCACGTCGGCCAACGCGCCCGCAGCGAAGACGCCGGGGGTGTCGACGAAGTGCGCCACGACAACGTTGGCGGCAACCGCAGCGACCAGACGACCGGACGCGCCGATGGTCAGGGGCTGGTTGTTCGTGTAGGACGCAGCGGCGAGCGCGGCCTGCACGATGAAGCCGGGTTCCAGTTCGTAGGCCACCCCGGTGTCACCCGAAGCATAGGCCGTCAGAATGTCCTGGCCATACCAATCACGGTTGGTCAGGAGCAGCGGCAGCTTGCCAGCGGCGGCGGTGTGCGCCGTCACCTGGACCAGCTGGGTCGCCGTTTCTTCCACGAACGTGCCGGGAAGATACGCGCCCGCAACCGGCTTGTCCGACACGGTGGTCGGCTGCTTCTCGGTGGGGTAGCGGAAGATCACCTTGCCAGCCATCAGACAGTCTCCTTCTTGTCCGAGCCATTGACGATGGCGTTCAAGTCATAGTCCTTGAACTCGTCTTCGACCGACTGGTTGAGGGGGAGCGCAGCGTTCAGCTGCGCAGCCTTGCCCGGCTTGACCTTGTTGGCCAGTTCGGTCAGGGCAGCGGGGGT